CCATGTTAGCGCTGCCACATTAGCCCCGCAAGCCCATTTTGAAATACTAATAAATTATATTTTTCTTCTATAACATATAAATTATAATAATATTTATAAATATTTGTAGGATCTTTAGTAATACCAATTACTACCCCGGTTAGCGGGTCACATATAGTCGCAAAAGCAGCACTCGCATCTAACGGCGGATTACTATGATTATTATATTCAAATTCGATCGTTTTAAAAAAATTAGTATTAAATGCTCCATTAGGCTGCTGCTTAAACGGATCACTTGTTAACCCAAAATTATAACAATATAAACCCACCTTTGAACATGATCCGCTAGATTTACCATACTTTTCCAATTTACTAAATATTGCGCTGTCAAAATCATATTCTCTGTATTTACCATCACAAATTATAGCAAAGTTTTTCATTATTTCGCATTGATTGGTTTGCTCAGTTGCAGACGGACTGTTGCCAGTAATATAAATATTTCTTGAAATATCGGAGCTATAACTAAATAATGGACTATAATATTTATGATTAGTAACATATAATTTTTGTAAATCATTTGGGATCTTATTTTCATACAACCAATTTGTATAATTAGACCACTCATTGCGCTCTTTTACGTCGCTTCTTTGAAAATACCACATCCAATTTTTTATTAATCCGTTGGACTCCAACTTTATTTTACTTGACTTAATTACTTTCTCAAACGCGTATTCATTAACTTCGCGAATTAAATAAGTTTGGCTATTTTGCGCAAAGTATATTCGCTCTTCTTCAGCTAAAAAACATTGCGTACATATTAAATGAATATCGCTGTTTATTCGCGACGTTAAATCTTGATAGCTATCAACATCTTTTACTATTTCACTTAGCGGCGGAGGATTAATAAACCTTTTAAATTGGTAATCTATTATGTTTTGATTTGCTTGTATTTGCGGATAATTATTATATGGTATACTATTTCTTGGATTACTATATAATACGTCTTTTATTGTAAATAACTCTTGTAATGGTCTTAATGTGAAATTAATCACTAATTCGCTATATTGTAAACAAACTAATGGAAATGCCATTATTGAAGACATTGTAAACCATGAATTTATTGGTATATATAAAGTATATTCACGAATTGAGGGTTCTATTCCGCTTATATCAGACGCACTGTCTTTGTATACGCTTGGATAATTATTATTTCTATTATTAAAATTTGCCGGATCGTTTAACTCATCAATATGCCCAGTCATAATATCAAATAGCCCTTTCTTGTGCGCATCATAATCACGCTCTACAATGTTTTGTAAGTAATGCCCGCTAAATTTTTGAATTATTGAACCGTTTATAGTTATATTGACGCTTTCAATAATTTGACATCCAATATGCTTTATCCACTTAAACTCATATGGCCTGTATTCGTTAACACTAGAAGTAATACCAGAACTAGACGTAGACGTAGTAGTATATTTCAATATTGGACTATATATTTTCGGCAATTTTACAACTAAATAAGTATCCATTAATAAATCGCCGTAACGCTGTATTTTAAAACTATAGCTAGAGCTTTTAGTTATATCTAATTCCATTTGCCCTGTTTGGTCTATTCTAAATTTTTGTAATCCAAAATTAGTATACTTATAATATGCGGATTTAAAAAAGGTATTGGTAGGATTGCCTGTCAAAATAATATTTTGGTTTCCTAATGCTATTAAATTTAATAATCCTCCTGCCATATTATAATATATTATATTAATTAATATAATATATTATATTTATTTATGTTATAATCTCTATTTTTAAATTAAAATTTAACATAAATTTTATATAATATATTATATAATATATTATATAAAATAATATAATATGTCTTCTCGATTAATGGATTTAGATAGTAATCAATATTTTTATATAACATTAGTAATAATTATATTTATATTACTAATTCTATTTAGCTGGGTTGCAAATAGACTGGGTTTAAAAGATAGATCATGCGATAAATTAGCAAGATATTGGCCAACATTAACAAATACTTCCTATTTTAGATCACAAACAGAGTTAAAACCCGACGCTAGAGATTTATTTGATGGATCTTCTTGCAAATTAATAAATTATCATGTCAAAAGCGCTTATAATTGTTGCTGCGGAGATGGCTACAAAAACAATTTTGTAGCTTTATGTGCTTTAGAAAAAGCTATTGCTAATGGTTGCCGATTTTTAGATTTTGAGATATATTCATATAATAATGACCCTATTGTTGCCTCGTCAACCGCTGAAAATAATTATATTAAAGAAACTTATAATTCGCTTTTATTAGAAGAAGTACTAATTACAATTAAAGAAAAAGGTTTTAATCCATTATCAACTAATTGCGCAAACGACCCCTTAATATTAAATTTTAGAGTTATGAGCACAAATGTGCCTATGCTTAAGACTATGGGAGACTTAATTAAAAGACATTTGCATAGCTCTAATCAGTCATTCACATGTTCCACTAAAAAAGATATGAACCTTTTAAATACTAATATGAAAGACTTATATCAAAAATTAATTATTATATGTGACTTTAATCCGCAACCTAGCATCATTACATCAACAGCCGATTTACAGAACTTGAATAGCTATATTAACTTAAAAGCAAAAGGAACATATTGTCATACATATAGGTATAATCAAATTGTTTCCAAAAAAGGTTCCGCGCAATTTATAGCAACCACAAAGTCTAAATTTGTAATAGTATTGCCTAATTTAGATAATTCAATAATAAACTTTGACACTACATTATCGTTTGATACCGGATGTCAGGCAATATGTATGAAACATCAAAATATAGATAATAACATACTTGGATATAATGGATTGTTTAGATTACAAAAAAACTTTTGTTGGATTAAAAAGAAGAGCGCTTTATTAAATGTTGATGTGCCAGAACCAATAGTATATGACGCAACTCTTGATTATAATAATGTTTCGATCTTTGATCAATAAAGTTTCGTTATTTGATCAATAATGTCTACATTATATTATACTATTGTTATTATATTGTTTTGTTATATATTATTATTTACAATAATTATAAATGTTGTAAATATACATTTTTATATTTGTTTATATTAAAGTATAAACAAATATATGGCAGAAACATTTGAAGAAAAAGAATTACAAATATTGAGAGATGCTGTGGATAATGCAACATCGCTTAGCGGTATTAAACTTGCCCAATCGGAAACTATTAAAAAAATAATAGGCATATTAGAACATTTCTTAAGGACACACAAAACACTGTGTTATGGGGGGACAGCTATAAATAATATATTGCCAGAACAATATAGATTTTATAATAAAGATATTGAAATACCGGATTATGACTTTTTTTCGCCATATGCCATGGACTATTCGAGAGATTTAGCAAATATTTATTATAAAGCTGGCTACGAAGAAGTTGAAGCAAAGTCAGGTGTTCATAGTGGCACATATAAAGTGTATGTGAATTTTATTCCTATTGCGGACATCACATACATGGACAACAATCTATTTAATAATATATACAAAAAGGCTATTAAAATTAATGCCATTAATTATTGCCCTCCTAATTTTTTGCGAATGGCTATGTATCAAGAGCTTTCACGGCCAATGGGTGACGTGTCGCGATGGGAAAAAGTTCTAAAACGTATTATATTGTTAAATAATAATTTTCCTCTTCGCGGGCTATCTTGTAAGCATAAAGACTTTCAAAGACGATTTGAGGGAAATAACAACGAACAAAACCAAATTTATGAGATCTCTAGAAGCTGTTTTATAAATCAAGGGTTGGTTTTCTTTGGTGGTTATGCAAGTGCGCTATATAGTAAATATATGCCATATAAAGAAAAGAAACAAGCTGCAAATATTCCGGATTTTGATGTTATAAGTGAGGACCCCGAAACAAGTGCTAAAATATTAAAAGAGCAATTGAATTATGAGGGTTTTACAAATGTAAGCATTAATAAAAAGCCGCCTATTGGCGAATATATAGACATTCATTATGAAATTGTTGTAAATAAGGATGTAATAGCTTTTATTTATAAATCAACTGCATGCCATAGCTATAATATAATAGTTATTGATGGACAAAAAATAAAAGTGGCTACAATAGACACAATATTGAGCTTTTACTTAATATTTATTTATGCTAATAGGCCATATTATGATGAAAATAGATTACTATGCATTGCCGAATATTTATTCAAAGTCCAACTTAACAATCGTCTGCAGCAAAAAGGTTTATTGAAACGGTTTAGTGTTACATGTTATGGTAAGCAACAAACATTAGAAGACATGAGAGAAGAAAAATCAAAAATATATTCGCAAGTTAAAGACAATACAATCTCTCGTAGTTCAAAATTATATACTACTAATTTTTTTAGATATATACCAAAAGATGTTTTTAGTTCTTCAAACACTTCAATTTCAAATAGTGACAATTTTACTAAAAGCGTGCGCTTAACAAAATCTAAAGCAAAAAATGAAACCAAAACTAAAGCGAAAAGGAAAACTATAGCAAAAAATGAAACTAAAGCAAAAAGGAAAACTAAAAGCAAAAATAAAAGCGAAACTAAAACTAAAAGAAAGAAACAGTCTAATAAACGCAGTAATAAATTTATAGCCAGACCTAGAAACTACTTTTACATAAATTAAAAATGTATTTGTAGACTCTCCTTTTTCAAAGATTGTATTCATGATTTTTTAGGATTTTATAAATTAAAAATGTATTTGTAGACTCTCCTTTTTAAAGATTGTATTCATGATTTTTTAGGATTTTATAAATTAAAAATGTATTTGTAGACTCTCCTTTTTAAAGATTGTATTCATGATTTTTAACCATTTTATATTTTATAAATTAAAAATGTGTTTGTAGACTCTCCTTTTTAAAGATTGTATTCATGATTTTTAACCATTTTATATTTTATAAATTAAAAATGTATTTGTAGACTCTCCTTTTTAAAGATTGTATTCATGATTTTTAACCGTTTTATAAATTAAAGTGACTATTCAAGACTCTCAATTTCAAAGTTTTATTTTTATTTTTTTTAACCTTTTTAATATTTTTAATACTATACTTGGATTTTATATTATTAGTCTTATAAGCAATTCTTTTGCTAAAACTAGCTTTAACATCTTCAAAAAAAGCATGCATTAGATCATGATTGTATACTTCAGGATGCCCCTGAAATCCATAATAAGGATACTTCTCATGTTTTACTATTTCTATAAATTCTTTATTATGCTTATCATAACTTGTTGCCACTATTTTGTAATGTGGTATATTTTTTTTAGGGTCTAGTGCTAACGAATTATTATGTATTATTTTCTTTTTGGTTTTATTTATACCACAGGTTTTATTTATACCACATGATCCATGTTTATTACTAAATAAAGGAGCCGCCTTATAATTTTTATAACAAGTCACATTTATAAATGTGTTCTTTATGTTGTTTTTTGTAATATTATAATTTTTCGCTATTAAGATCATGTTTTCATAACCATTACAAATTCCCAATATAGGAAATGGTCTATAATACATATTTATAACTGTTGCTCTTTTCATTAAATATTTTTGTATTTTGTAATAGGCCTTATAAAAATCATTATTATAGAAATTTCCTATTTGACCGCCTGGAAATATTAACCCATCTAAGCTATTAAGTAATTCGTCGTATTGCGATTTTGCAGTATTATAATATATAATACTATAATTAATATGTAGCTTCTTTAATAGCCTTATTAAAGTTTTATCAAATATAATCTCTCTAGACGTCTTATGCTTTTCATTTATATAAGGAGTTGCTAATATACCTAATGTTGGATTATTTTCTTTCATACTATTATATTATTAATATTATTAATATAAACAATATAATAAAAATTATTAAAGTGTTATTGCTTTCTAAATATTATAAAAAACAATTTAAAGACAAAAGCAGAAGCTTAATGTCATGTACTAACTAATTTAACCTAGAGCCGGAAATCCGACTAAGTTAGCACCTATACCAAACCCGGCGCCACTTCTAGCACTTACACCCATGCTTGGGATGAATGTGTCTAATATAGAGAATGTTGCGGCAGCCATTAACGCGATTATGGCGATTTCTTCCATCTTTAATGGTTTTTGAGGAATAACAAAAGCAACAATTGCAACCATTAAGCCCTCCACTAAATATTTAATAGCTCTTTTTACTATTTCTCCCATATTGAAATTCATGTTTGTTTTATATTAATAAACAAGAAAAAAATATAAATATTTACTTAATTATATTTAATTTAAACATTAAATAAAAATAAATAACATTAAATAAAATTAATGCTAAATTAAATTAAAATAATGCTAAATTAAATTAAAATAATGCTAAACTATTGATTTTATATTAATAATGCTAAACTATTGATTTTATATTAATAATGCTAAACTATTGATTTTATATTAATAATGCTAAATAATAGCAACTATTGCTATATATTACTAAATAATAGCAAATAATAGAAAATAATAGAAAATAATACTATATATTGCTTTTTAATATATTTTTGTAAATTATATAAAAAAATTTATATTAATAAAATAATTACTTAAAATTATATTAATAATACATTTATATAATACATGTCAACCAAAAAATCTGCTAAATCTAAATTAGTAGACAAGTCAGAAAACAAGTCAGAAAACAAGTCAGAAAACAAAGAATATGTTGACCTATTAGACGAAGACAAACCCATGAGTGGACAAAAATATGTATGCCTAAGTTTCATATCTCCCGAAGACCATATTAAAAATAAAAATCTATTTTATTTCGAGAAATTCTTGACCAATTTTGAATTTAAAAAAACATTCGAAAAATATACACAATTCCTAAATTTTTTATCTTACAAATACAATTTAGATTTTAATAAACTCACTAAAGACATGGAAGAATTTGTCGAAGAGGAAAAAGATAAATTATTTTTGACAAGCATTGACGACGAATATAAGTCGTTTTTAGATAGTAAAGAAGAAGACCTTCAAAGAGAATATAATAAACTACATAGTTTTCAAACAAATACGCGAGGCATTAAAGTACGCGGTGTATTTGGATCTCAAGAAGAAGCAGAAATGCGGTGCAAAATTTTGAGAGATGCTGACCCTAATCATGACGTATATGTTGGAGGAGTTGGAATATGGATGCCTTTCCACCCTGAAGCATATAAAACCGGCCGTGTTGAATATTTGGAGAAAGACTTAAATGACTTAATGGCGCAAAAAAAGAAAAACGATGAGATCTCTAAAGAGCAATTTAAAGAGCGCGTAAAAGAAAGCAAGAAAAAGGCCATCCAAGAAAATATTGCTAAAGCTCAAAAAGAAGGAAATAAGCTAATGCAAACAATTGACGAAGAAGGAAACCTTATAAATGCGGATAGAATGGATATTCCTGGAAAGAATTTACTATTTGGTGATGGCGACGACGACGATGTGTCTACTGCTGATTTACGTAAAGAGTTATTTGAGGCCGAGGACGTTATTGTTGGAAAACAAGAAAATAATGATCACGGTCTTTCGCAAATCTTAGAGCGGCAAAAAGAACTAGCAGAGCAATTAGCTGAGCAATTAGCTGCTAAAACAGAAATTGACTGAAAAAGAATGATAATAGCTACAACGCATTGCTCTTACTTTAACATATTTTAATCTCCTAAAATATGTTATATATTACATAAAAATATGTTATAATTTTTCTTCTAATGCTTCTTCTAGCGTTTCTATTCTGCGTGTTATATTTTTAAGCATAGCATTTTGCTCTTGTAAAGATTTGATTAATATTGCATCAAAACTGCTATAATTAACCGCCTTATACTTAAGCGTTCTACCTTCTTGTATGTCTTTTGGACTTGGTTCTAATTCCGTTACCAAATTAGGAAAGTGGTCTTCTAATTCTTGAGCCAATACTCCAATATATTTATTATTAGACGATCCTTTCATAGTATAATCAACCACCCTAACTTTTAACAAATCGTCTAATTTAGGACCACTAGTAACAATATTTTCTTTTAATCTACTATCACTTAATGCTCTATACGAATTATTTCTGTTTGTTATATTACCATCACCCCTAATTTGAACCTTTAAATGCCTTGACGACGTTACATCGCTATAATATTCTTTCATAATTGCACTACTTATGTCCGAGTTAAACATTTTATAACTATAACCATTGCTTGAATATACATGATTTGTTGATATATCTAATGAATTAACGCTAATATTATTTAATACAATTAAATTACCGCTTATTGTTGTCATTGGACTATTTACTGCTAATGTTTTGTTTATTCCATATACGCTATTATAAGTATTGTTGCTTTGAATTAGGGTTGTCCCATCACCTGATAACGCATGTATTCCTGCTCTAGAAGTTGATGTTTTACCACTAATTGAACTGCTTACTTGTTTCCAATAATTATTAGCATATGCAAACACTCTTACATGACCTCTATTTGAACTATTATTGTCAGATCCAATAGAAACAATTGATCCATCATTTGATATAGCTACACTAGAACCGAATTCATCACCGCCTGATATTCCTTGAATGGTTTGACCTAATTGGGTCCAAGTTGTTCCTCCTGTATATGTATATACATAGGATCGACCTACATTATAAATATTTGTAAGACTTATAAGACGATTAGCCAAAGCATACATATGAAATGTTTGATTAAAAGAAGTGATAGTAAATAGTTGTGTTCCGGTATTATCAGCAACAAAGGTACAATTAATAATAATTCCCATATATTGCCCATATATATTCGGATTAATCACAACACCCGGTCCATTATTAACAGCTGTAAATGTTTGATTTCTCACAGTATCTGCATTTGCATCCCAACCTACTGAGAAGAAACTGGTCTTATATGTTGCTCCGATTGTAAGATTTGTAAGTGTTACTGTGCGGTTAGTAGAATCGAATATGAAGTTACCTGCAAGTGCCAGTCCAGCTCCTGTTATATTCTGTGTCGGTGATGTTGGATGTGTAGTCACAACACCTCCAATAGAAAAATTAGTACCAGATAAAGCATGAGCTTGGAATGCTACTCCATTGACAGTAGTTGCAATTTTGCCATCACCTAAATTTACAGCAACCGTATAACTTGAAGTAGAATCCAATCCTGTACTCGCATCATTTGTCCATGCATTATATGACCACCATGTATTAATAGTATTCACAGGTGCTCCAATAACGATTGTATTTCCATTAGCAGATAATTTCATAGATCTTCCAAAATTTATATCATATCCTGTAATATTACCTTTAGGTGTCCATGTATTGCCTGAAATTGTAAATGTTTTGATAAGTCCTCTTGAAATATCGGGGACTAAGTAGCGAATTACTACAATACCTGAGCCACCTCTTCCACCTATATTATTATAGCTACCACCACCACCACCACCACCGGTATTGGCACCACCATTACCTCCACCACGATCAGCTATTGATCCGCTACCAACAACGTTACCGGCACCTCCAGATGTTAACGCACTCCCACCACCAGGCCCACCTGTATTAGACCCTTGTGCTCCACCACCTCCACCACCACCACCACGACCACCCCAACCACCAATCGACCTCCGCCCGGCTCCGCCACCACCACCACCCCAATAATAACTTGGTCCTAAAATATTATACATTATGCCGTCACCACCTGATGAAAATCCAAATTGACCCCCATCAGCTGTTGAATTTGTATCTGTGTCAAACCCTTTTGTTCCTGCTCCACCACCACCTGCCGCTCGGTAATCATCCGTAAGAGTAGATGTCATACTACCACCATTGTTTCCATGAATAATTGCATTACTATTTGTTCCTGGACTATTACCACTACTAATTCCACCTATATTGGTATTATTCCCTCCACCTGCCCCTCCACCAGATCCTCCGTTGTTACCACAACCATCACCATTGGTAGGATACGGTAATCCACCTCTACCACCACCAGCTGCAATAGCAGTAAAAGCACTGCTGTTTTGACCATTGGCACCTGAAGCACCTCCATCACCTATAACAATAGAATAATTTGTTCCAGCACTAACTGATACTGAAGGTATATAGACCACTCCACCGGCTCCACCACCGCCGCTACTACCATTAAACCCAATGCTACCACCACCACCACCGCCTCCAACAATTAAGACTTCAACATTTCCGCTAAAGTCAGGAATGAAAGCAGATGAACCCACAGTTGTGAAACTATGAATAATGTATTCACCAACAATTGACACTGTGCCGCCGATGCGAGTTAATGATGTAGTGAATATGCTTGCACTTGCAAGTGTTTGTCCGTCTAATGACAAAGCAGTTGAATAACCTTCAAAAGAGCCCAGACTACCACCAATAGTTTGGCCTTGTTGTCTCCAATCATTTATAGTAGCGCTAAAATCATATACTCTAACAGCGCCTGCATTTATTCCATTTATAAAGTCTTTCCATGCACCAATAGCAATCCTATTTCCATTTCCGGCTAAACTTATGCTATACCCGCTTTCACTACGAAATCTAAGACCATTAATGTTAAACCCTTTTTGGGTCCATCTATTAGTATTGTTACTAAGCTCGTATACTCTAACTTGACCATAGTTAATTCCTGCCGCATCATTAGTTATTGAGCTACCAGCAACAACTCTTCCATTACTTGATAAAGCTAAATCCCACCCAAATTGATCATCGTTGCTTTGACCGACAATAATTTCACTGCTTAATCCAAGTAGGTTCCATCTATAAGGCGCCTGATTATATGACAATTCATAAACATAAATTCGCCCTTTTGAAATATCGCTATGTGAGGATGACGCAAACGCAACAACTTTTCCATCATTTGAAATTGCTACTTTTTTATTATTATTAGTTAAAGGAGGTCCACTGCTAATATCTAGCCCGATTTGGTTCCATAAAATATTATTAAATTTTTGACTATAATGCTTTGTATTTATTGTTTCAACACTAATAGACGCACTATCTAAGCTAGTTAAACTAACGCTTGCAAATGATAATTCTATTTGCTCTTTTAACTTATTAAATGATCCCTCAAAAACACTATTTGAAACATACGATAAATCAAGTTTCCTATTTAAAAAATTTAATGAACTATCAATTACATTAAGATTGCTAATTTGAATTGGCGGTATTAGTTCTTGAATAGATACTTTGCCAACATTAAGACCAGTGTTACCATCACCAATTAAAAATTTAGTTCCACTACTATTCATAGCAAGAGTTTCTGCTTTAACAATAGCACCTGTAGTAGTTCTCCATGATGGAGTAGATCCATTAAAAGAAGCGCTTATTGTTGAACGTTCAAACACGTATGCGTCAATAGAACCTGCACCACAACCAACGGTTAATAATGTTCCATTAGTATTTAAAGCCACCGAATAACCAAATGCTTGACCTATTACTAAACCAGTAATATTTTGTTGCCATACCCAAGTTCCATTAGCTTTTAAGAAAATAGCTATTCTACCAATTCCACTATTAGCAGTAGGACCACCAGCGACTGCAACGTTTCCATCGCTACTCATAGCTATAGAAAATCCTAAATTGTCTGTAGAGTAATTTCCTCCTGTTGGTGCCAAATTACTTATTCCTTTATAATTAAAAGCACTCACATAACCACTCGTTCCTTGCGTATCATATTGATAGAACATAACGTTTCCAGACCAACCAACATAATCATTAGCAAAATCAGCACTATCACCAATAACGAGGTCATTCCCAGTAGAACTACATGCAATTGAAGAACCCGCGTTTGTGCCTCCTACATACATAAATAATTGAATTACTTGTACTATTTCTAATGTTGTATTAGGATTAATTCTCATTATATTTACTCGCGGACGAGTATTTTGCGTTCCGCTTTGTAATGTAGGACGAATGCTATAGAATACATAAATATAAGAACCAATGCTAGACATACACATGCAATTATTATTTGTTACAGAAGTTATTGGATAACCGAGTGAAGTTTCAATAGATGAAAGACCAGATATGAACTTTGTAATATAAGTATAACTTATGCCCGTAACTCCATTTCTTTTCCATATTAGAATACCCGTTTCTTGTGCACTAGTTCCTGATTTTTGACCTTGAAAACCTGCTATATACACTCCATCCATTGTCATAGCTACTGCTTGACCAAGTTGAGTAGTAGCAAGAGGATTTGTGTATCCTAAATAATACTGATCTTGCTGACGATAACCTTCGTAAGGTGGAATAGTTTGAGATATTCTAATTTCACCTGCCTGGACACCTCCAGCACTCGACCCAGGACCACCAACAGCAACTAGTTCTGCATCACTTGCCCAACCGATTGCTGATCCTAGTCTTACAGAACCAAGAGCATTATTGAATATTGTTACTGCTTCTGTTGTAGAAAATGGACGGGGTAGAGTAGTAACACTGCTATTTGCAATGTAAGATGCATCTAAATATGTTTTTAGTTCGTTAAATGATCCATCAAATGCTAACTTAGTAACAAACGAATTGTCTACATAAGACCGCAAATAAGAAATATCAAAGCTAGATTGTGTTATTAACATAAATGAATTATCAATTTGACTTCTACTGTAAATAGCATTGTAAGAATTGTCATTATTTGTTTTTAATTGGTCATAGGACAAATCAAAATAATTATTTAGACTATTGAGAGATGCTTCACTAAAGCTTCTAAAATCTATAAATGACACATCAAGACCCACTCGTTTATTTTCAACACTTAATTGTCCACCAACAAAGTTCCATGTTGATCCATCATATTTTAATGACGCAACATTCGAAATATTTAATCCCGCACCATTACCGGATAAATCGGTTTTATTTATTAAATTAGATGCAACACTTATAGCTACATCACTTATTTCAAAAATAGATGATGCAATAATTGTGTTGTTTCCGTAAACCATTAAGTCACCATTAACAATTAATGTTCCGCTAGCATTACCATGACCAGACGGGTCAATAGTGAATAAGCCCGGTACTTTTAGCACATTATTAAGCAGCTCTCCGTTAATGCTTAGATCATTCAAAAAAGAGGTCTTGTGCACAATCAGTTCATTACTTATAGAAATGTTTGTTGCACTCAAATCGTTTGTTAAAACTTTGGCGGTTACTAACTGTTGACTATTGTTAATTATATAATTATTTATAGCATTATATAAAGTTACAAAGCTTGTTCCATTTACAAATAAATCATTGCTTATAGTTGTTGATCCATTTACAGTTAATAGGTTTTTTATGTATGCTGAATTATTAAAACTCGAGTCGCCCCCACTTACATCAATATAAGTAAAATAAGCACTGCTTCTTCCACTAATGTCATTTGCAATAGTAGTGGCTCTAATATATCCATCATCAATGCTTCCATAGTCTTCAATACTAGTTAGACTGCGGCCTTTATTTTTTAAAAATAATGTATTAACATTTAA